TTAGAAACTCCATCGTGCGCCTATATTCCATTGCCAGTCTTTTGTAAAATCACTTCCTGAGCTGCGTTCTACATCGAAATAAACATGGCTGTTTTTACCAGATGCAAAAGCCGCACCTACGCCATACTCAAACCAGGTATCGTTGAAACTGTCACTCACCTTCACGCGACCAGTACTATCGGTCATCGTAACATTATAGCTACCACCGAATTCATGTAGCAGGTTAGCTTTAGCATAGAAGATACCTTTGCTCCCGATTTCTTTACCAATATTGAAGCCAACACGTCCAACCGTACTTTTAATGCCACTTTGGTTTACTTCAATACCATTGCTGGCTGTGTAGCTGTCACCGCCTAAATAACCCAGTGTGAACTGTGCCTGCGGCTCAATATACCAGCCATTTTTTAAAGCATTTTTCCTTCCATATTCAGCACTCAATGCTACGCCGGTATTGTTAAAATCACCAGTGATCTTGTTACTGTTAGTGTCATACACTGTAAAATCGTTATCCATATTGCTGATTTTTAACACCAAATCCAGATAATGGCCCTTGCTGCCGATCTCGGTATTGTAGAAACTGATCGCCTTACTGCTGTTGTCTCCGCTACCTCTGCTGTAACTGCTGCTACCATCAGTATAGCTGATAGCTGCACCTTGATAACGGGTTTTATCTACTGTACGCTTGGCAACTTCGTCATAGCCCAACTCATATGCAGTATATTTATTGTCAAAACCAAACTTGCCGCCACGACCAATCTTACTGCCCTTCACTCTGAACCAAGCACCTTTAGATTCTTCACCATTATGACGCAGTTCACCCATGCGCTGCAACAGCTTGTCATTTTCTGTACGCCAAGTATGGTAATTAAGTCCATTGGAAGCATTTATGATCTCCGTGCTGGTAGTAGGGTTCTCTATATTTGTAATTTTCTTCAGATACCAGTCCGTAGTATAGTTTCCGCTCGTATCAGCAGTTACCTGCTTATCAAGTTCATAACGCTTCCAATAGAGCGTTCCTTCTCCATCTTTCGCCAAGAAGGTACCATTGTTATTGTTTACTGTTGCCAACACAGTTCCCTCTGCACCATCAAGGTTCCCATGCCCAACTTCATTTAAATCTAGATACTGGCTGCCAGTAAACATTCCCTTCACATAAATCCTGTCACTGTTATCAACATTTGTGCTGGCATCTATGTCAAGTTTGAACATTCCATCAACACCTTGAAGGTCGTCTGTTTCAATTTTTTGGAACCCGGAAGCATAAGTCATGTCTATTAAAGCGCCGTTATTTAAAACCACATTTGTAACAGATGAATCACCTGTCATTTTCCATACAGATCCATTGATTGCGCGAATGTCTATTTTCCCTGATGCATTTCCTTGATTATTTGTTGCCGCGCCGATATAAACAGTTCCTTCCTGTTCCATTTTTAATTCAACAAACCCGTTATTCTGCGCTCCCAAATTACCCTTCAGCACTGATCCGGATTTGTTCAGGTTCCACAATATCCTGCCGCTATTATTAGCAAAACTGATGCCTTCACCCTTAACCAGTCCTCTTCCTGCTTGGTTAAGAGCAATCTCAGAACCATTCCCGTCGCTCCAGGCTGCCCAGCCTTTGATGCCGTCATTAGCATTGATATCTATGTTTCCTTCTGCCGTTACCTTACTCATGCCGCCTTCATAGCCGTCAGTAAACGCACGAATGGCAACCGCACTTTCCTGGATTGAAGAAGCGTTGATAATCAGCCCGTCATTAAAAGCAATATTTCTTATCCCGCCGGTCTTCGCAAAATTGTATATGCCATAAGCCCATGAGCTTTCACTTAAGGTTTTGATATCACCTTTACCGTTAACTGCAAGTGAGTTATGCCCTGCAGCTTCAGAGGTTCCATAAATACCGTAAGCATTTGAGCCCGAAGCAGCTTCTATACGAAGATCCTTTGCAACGGTAATGTCAGAAACACCCTCGTTTTTACTGTCCATTCTCAGTCCGTAACAAAACTTTGTTGAAGCAGCGGTAGCCGCAAGCTCATCACCAAAAACTATCTTCTGTCTGCTGTTATCGATGACATTAGTTGCCACGGAGACAGCATAATAATCTCCCGCAGAAGTTATATCAGCAGGGCCCTGTATATTTACATTCTGACTACCGACTCCTTCATTCATCTTGAAAGCGTTAAATTTAAGTGCCTCAGCATAGTTTTGCCCACCTTTTTGTACTGTCCTGATTTTTAAAGCCGTACCCTTTTCCGTTTCGAATGATTGTGTTCCCCCGGCCGCCTGGGAAATAACCCCCCATGCACGCCCACCATGCAGTGATTCAACATTTATCGAAGTATCTCCTTTTAACAGTAACAGGCTACCTTTGCCATTTTCTTCCTGATCCTCATACCTGATACCGTAAATATGTTTATTTTGAGTATCCACGCTACCGGAAATATCAAGTTTTTTATTGAATACGACTTCATTCCTGCCACCGGAAAAACTGCTCATCGAAATTCCTTCCACAGAGGAAGGATTCCAGCCGCTTCCGGTAGTTTCCGTCTTATTCACAACTTTAATATTTACATCATCATTAAAATTAGCTTTAGTAATAGCACCTGCCCCAGGTACAGTACCATCTGTCGCATGAGCCGTAATATCTAGCGCTGCGCCTAGAGATTCTCCACCAGTATTTTGGGAAACAGAAGTTTCCATATCAACATTAAGTTTTGTATCAAAAGTCAACTCTGTCGTCTGACTGGTCGTAGTTCCGCCCGTGGAAGAATAGGCATATACCCCATATAACCAGCTGTGTGTCATGCCAGGTTTTGGACGAACTATTAAATTAAGAGTCCCTGGGGAAATAATTTTTGCAACGCCACCCTTATCCGCAGAGATAACGGACGGTTCTGGAGCTGCAGCTGTACCATTACCACCAAGGATCGTTCCATCTGCGTAATTCATCTCCCCATTGGCAATAACAACATGCCAGTTGTTTTCAGTTGGTGTCTGCCAGTCATAGCCAGACGCATAACTCAAACTATTAACAGCAATCAGACCAGATAAAATAACAAGTTTCTTTCTCAAAGTGACCCCTCCTTCAAATTTTTTTACTCAATGTTTAATTTATTACTTACAAGTTATTAGAATAAAATAAACCCGAACTACTTCTTGACCTTTATGCCTTAACCAACATATTCCATCTACCTCCATCACCTTTTTTCTTTTGGATTGGGCCGCTGTTTATAACAGCTGTAGCTACAATAATACTGCCGTCTGCGTTTAACTAAAGCTGTATATACATGGTAAGCTTTATTACAACCAAACTCCTTACCACAAATCGGGCACGTCATTACCAATCCGCCTAAATGCCCACATTTATCCCTTTCACTTGATTCTTCAAATCCTTCTAACTTCATTATTTTCATTCCTTACTTCGTCATAATGCCTGAACCAAGAACATTTTTAGAGCTTTATTTTGATGCTCATGCCATCTTTTACTCGTTTTTTCTAAAAATAAATATGTTTCTTTTCCCAGCATATCTCACCTCTTACTTGTTTATGTCCAATACATCTTTAATCATTGTTGCTTTCAACATGTTTTCCAAACTACTTTGCATCATGGAATAAAATTTTCTTAACGAGCAGTTTTGTATTTCAAAGCATTTACAGTAATCATCTCCTTCCAAATAACGGTTTATCTTCACCGTTGCTTCCATAACTTTGAAAATTTCATACATGGATATCTCTTCAACCCTCTTGTCCAATATAAAACCGCCTTTAGCACCCACGATTCTTTGGATAATCCCTGCTGCAATTAGTTTATTAGTAATTTTAAAAATATAGCTCTTAGGAATCCCCATTGCCATAGCGATATCTTTGGAGGTAGTGACTTTGTTTTGTATAGCCAGATACAAAACTATTCTTATCGCATAATCGGTAGTAACATTTATTTGCATATTCACCCCCATTAAACCAGACCAGTAAAGTCCGCTTTCTTTTTGCAAAAATAAAAGCCTACCTCCCTCAGAATTATTATCTGAGGGAGGTAGGCTATGAAAGTTCCATGCAAACGCATGTCCCCCCCATATATACTTTCACGCTATATAGCTTTCAATAATACAATATATTGCTCTCTTACTTTTCTATATTATATATTTTTAACTTTTTCTGTTCAATAAACAAATAGTTAGTATACTTTTATATTTATTAATATTTACTTCAAATCCGTATTATACATCCTTATTTAATTCGTGCATTTTTTATCATCAGCATTCAAACATATATACTTTTTGTTCTTCGCATTATCTATTTTCTTAATATAGTAACACTTATGTATTTCAGTTTAGTTTTACATTTACATAAAATAAGCCTATATGTTATATACAGGCTTATTTTATAGAAATTCAAGTTTCACTTATCTTAAGTTTGATTTTTCAATAATGATTCCCTTTTTCGCTAAATTTTCCAAACATTCGTGCATATATACTTCATCATGTTCTAAATATACTTTTTCTTTTATTAAAGGTATTAAGTCATTTGGAACAGTGTTAATATGCTTTCCCCTATAATTCCTATAAAACCACTCACTACTTACTTTATAACCCCTATTAAACATCTCCTGCATAACCTTTGCATGATACAACTCAAGATCATGCAAACTATGCTTAAACACATAATCTACCACTCTATGCTTTTTACCCCAACCGTTACCTCGCATAGCACAACATTCACGATGCTGCCCAAGTAGCTGTTGCCTTGGTAATAATGGTATTAATTCTTCATGCCACAATCTCATTTTATACCTCTACATAAGACGACATTTTTTCTACTTCTTAATTTTATAATAAAAAAGAAAGCCTGACTACTACATTAAGTAATAGTCAGGCTTTCTTTAGTACGCATATGTTACCCACACACCAGTTTTTTTATCTTGCCAATCATACTCGCCTCGAAATCCTATATATTTGCTACCTATCCGGCGGCTCACTCCGTAGCTGATACCTGTAACATAGTGATCAATATCAATCTTGGCTCCGATCTCCCGCAGAACCCCTGGCGCGGACGGTGGCAAGGATTTCAAGATTTTCTGCTGCAATTCTTCCTGCTTCTTCGACCAGGCTTCCAGCTCTGTCAACTGCTTCTGCAGCTGATTTATTTGCAGTTTGGCTTCGCTCGATGCTTGATCCGATAGCGTCTGCTGTTCCCTTGCTATCTGTAATTCCAGCGCTAATTTCCTGCTGATTTCCAATTGCCTGGTTGAGTTTTGTTCCAGTGTCGCCAGCTCGCTTTCCGTTATCATGTATGCCGGCTCGGCTGAACAGGTAACAGGCAAGAAAAAGAACTGCGCCAACGCCCATACCAACAAGAAAGCGATTATTAGATATCCAACTTTTGATTTTTTCATACACATTCGTCACCACCTGCTACTGTAGCCCCTGGTATCCACATGAATCCAATCGCCATAATAACCAATCCCCAGCTGATCTTCAATGCTCCATGCTTTAGCTGCAGCAATGACCGTATCTGCCAATGCGGTATCAGTATCGTCCTGTCCCGAAATATGGATGTCGGCTGCACAGCCACGAGTATGATAGCTGTTAGGTTCTCCACCAACAGCTAAGTTCACTTCTATAGTTCGAAAGCCACTTTTATAACCAGCATTAGTAGTATTAATAACCCAATTAGAATTCCAATCCCTCAGCATATCAAGCAACCGAAATAAGTTAGCAGTCTTTTCATCATTTGTACATAGTCGACCATTTTCGTCCCATGCATACTCATTCCTGCTACGTTGCAGACAATCCCACTCCGTTACGCTCCAATGTTTACTTACATACAAAGCCATATTAATCACACTCCATAAAAAATTTAGAAATCATAGTTTCTTTTTAACAAAAACAATCAATCCACTCATAGCTTCCACGCCAGCATCATTTAAGTTTTCGATAATACTAAGTAGCTCAGTTACAACAAGATATCCAATAACCGTCATAACTGCCCAAGTAGGTTTATCTAAAACTCTCATAACTACATCAACGACAGCTGCAGACAACGCACAAATTAAATAAACACCGATTTTTCCAAGGAAACGGTGTTTCATAACTTCACTTTTTATCTTTTTGGCAGCTCTGGCTTTTTTTATTCCTTTAATAGATTCTAGGATAGTCGGATTTTCAATACCACTATCTTTTAGATGCAGATAGGATATCGATACCCATTTTGTAAAACAATCAATAAATACTAAAAAAGCAAAGCTATAAAACAATATAGCGTGCTTATGCAAAATCATAGCCAACATTGCCGCTATTAAGGCTTTATATGACCAACCTTGTGCTAAAGTTTGAGCAGCTCCGATAGCCGCAAATTTAAAAGATTCCCAGTTCATTTTTGCCTCCTGTATAATGCTCCTAAAGGAGCTGATATTTTGAATACTAAAAAAAGAAAACGCATGAAACTACCAAATGGCTTTGGCAGTATTATTTTTTTGCACGGTAGCCGTCGTAGGCCTTGGGCCGTACTTAAAACAATTAACGGTAGATCCAAGTACATCGGTTATTTTCCAACACATGCAGAAGCCTTAATCTTTTTGGCTGATTGCAATAAAGACCCGTCTATTTATCTCCCGTCTTTGATTACTTTCGGTGAAGCCTATCAACTGGAAATGGCAGAACGTAAAGCTAAGATCGCCAGCGTCACGGTCAAAAATTATGAAGTAATTTTTGGATATTGCAAGCCTCTGCACAATAAGCCTCTTACCAGCCTTAAAGTTGCCGATTTGCAGGCCGTAATAAAAAAACTGTCAGACAAAGGTATTGGCCATGCTACACAGAAAAAAGTACGGCAACTATATCATAATATTTATAACTATGCCGTTAAGTATCAAATCATACCGCCTACTGCAGATATATCACGGTTCGTAGATGTAGATTTGCCGAAAAGAAATAAAATAAAACAGCCATTTAACACGCGCCAGCTCAATCGGGTAAAAGCTCTTGCTGACAGTAATGATCCTCTAGCGCCTTATGCAATGATCGTAATAATGATGTGTTATAGCGGACCAAGGCCAAGCGAATTTTTAGCAGTTGAAAAAAACGATGTCAAATTGCATTCCCGATTTTACCGGATACGAGAAAGTAAAACCGAGGCTGGTAGAAACAGGCTAGTACCTATAAGCAAAAAGATCGTGCAATATTATGACTATTGGCTGCAGCGTCCAGGGAAAACTCTTATTACAGACCCAGACGGAAAGCAACTGACATACCACCGCTTTCTACGCATCTTTGACAAGGTTATGAAAGTTACTCGCTGCAAACATAAACCACATGAGTGCCGCCATACTTGCGCTACATGGTTAGATGATAAAGGAGCTAATAAGTTATCTATCAAAAAAATATTAGGCCATGCTACACAGGATATTACTGACGGCACATATACCCATAAAAATCTACGCCAGCTAAAAAAGGCTATTGACCTTTTGTAAGTAATTTGCAAGGATTTTTTACAGCAATACCTTGAAAATCCATTAATAAAGCCGTTAAAACGTAAGTAATTTGTGTGTGATGATTTTCATCACACACAATCTTTATAAAAGCAGTATTTATGCGCTTTCTGTTGGCAAATATGGTTTTAACTGTTCTGCTGTTGTGCAATTAGCAATTTCGGCACTCACTTTTTCAAATCCGCTGTAAGCCGCATATTGCTGCGCTTTTACAAGATTTCCTGCTTCCATCATCTGATCACGCGTTACCTCTAAAAATGACTTTTTAAACAGATTATTTTTATCTGGATAAACCCTGTACATCGTGATATCGTTTTCCATAAGTGTCAAAGCAACCTGCCAGTTGTTCTGATCATCGTCATTACAATCGAAGCCGTAGCCGCTGCCGTCTTGTAGCCATACGATAGCATGCTTTTGAGCATCATATTTTTGATATTGGTAGTTTAATGCCTGTTCACGAAGTTCTTCGAGTGTCGGTGGCACATATTCCCTGGCAGCTTTAGCAGCTATATAGGAATCAATAGCAGCGATTTTATCCTCGATGGCTTTAATCGGTTTATCGCAAAAATCACCATTTACGACAGCATGGCTCTGCTGGTCGTCATAGATTACCTCGCTTAATGTTACCTCGCCAGCCTGTAAGTTACCGCCGTCAATAATGAAGTTATCAGGGCTATCCTTATACATCTTTTCCTCGTTAATTATTAAAACCTCACTGTTCAATATTTGAAAACATTTCATAAGTTATCATCCTTTCTTATTTTTCTGTCGGGGAACTGCCAAGTCACGAGCATAATATAACGATATCGTCAGCTGGAAATCATAAACATGGAATATATAGCAACTATAACGAAGAAGGATCTAACGGTGTAGCTGACGCCTATCGTTCTACTGCAAATGGCGTCTATACCGAAAATGCTGGTGATCACACCCATACTGCAAATATCAAAAATACCGGTTCTGATATGCCACACAATAATATGCAGCCTTACGTTGCTGTGTTTATGTGGAAACGTACCGCATAAAACTGTCGGGGAACTGCCGAGTCATTTTCATGAAATAGTATCAAACACAGTTAATTTAACAGGAAGTGCCGGATATTTTGTTGGAGCAGATAGCCCTTCTTATTCAGGGATTTTAACAGTTACTAAAGGTAGCAAGGGATTAACTGGGGGTGGTGGAGGACATACTCAAAATTATCTCAACATTCATGCTAATATTACACCTAGTGTTAATGTTTCAGTTGCAGGGAACAATCACCCTCATCAAAATATGCCACCTTTTATATCAATTTTCTGCTGGAAAAGAATTGCTTAAACAGTTCTTTTCCATATATAAACTGATAAATATGGGGACATATTGTTGTGGGACAAGTTCTTACCAGTATCTGAAACAGAAATGGTATGACTATGACTACCAGCCTTATCTACAGTGACTGTGCTTGCTCTATTAACCCTATCAACTTCGGATATCCTACCATTAGGAGCACCACCAGAACCGTTATAAGTAGGTGCTGTATGAACGTGTTCTCCATTAGTGCTACATGTTGCGGCGTGTCCATGTTCTGGAAGTTCTCCGACAGATAACTGATGTTCGTGTTCGCCACCGGTACTGCCAGCTTGGTATTC